CGCATTCTCGTTCTTGAGCTTGCTGGCCGCCTTTGCTCAGGGTTTGGGCACGAATCTCTTCGTTTCCGCTTCGATCTCCCCAAATGGAAACACGCCACAGTATCTGTGTGTGACAGACGGCATCTCAGTTCGCTGGAGAAATCCTGCGGATGCTCACGCCGTGACCCAATTCTGCGACTTTACAGATTGGGCGACGGCTGGGCTGAACGAGGCATCTTACCTCATTTGGGAGACCTACGGAGATCTCTTGCAGATTATGCAGGAGTTCAGGGCCGAACATCTCAACGGATGGATTCGTCCAAAGTTGGAGCCATACGAGCAAATGGCGTCCAACTACAGAACAGACATGTGCATGGAGAACAGAGTGCACATAGCCTGGCTACAACTCGGAGACAACTTCACTCCACTGACAAGGTGGGGGAATTTGCAGCTGATCACCCGGCATGCAATATCCTTCATTCTGCGCTGCGACGGAGCACCAACCCTGAGCCTTTTACGGGTACCGGAGGTTGTGGAAGCCGCGACAGCGCAAGTCGCCGAGTTCAAGACGGCTGTTCTGAACCATCATGCAGCGGCTGTGGAAACAGCTTCTGCGCAAATTGCCGAACTTCAGGCAACTGCTCTTGCACACCGCGCAACGGTTTGCGAGAATGCGCAGACAAACATCGCTTGGATGCAGTTCGTGTCCAACTTTTCACCTCTGACGGTTTGGGGAAAGACCGAGTTGATTTATCACTCATCCCTGAACTCTCTATACCGCTGCTAGATGCGCAACCAACTATCGTAATGTCTAATTGTGTACATAACCAACTTGAATCTCTAGGACAACGATATTTGAAACATACACCCCGGCCATGTGGGGAAAAGCTTAACATGACACTCGTGGTACGAATTATAGATCATCTGGCAAAACAGATCTCGGAGTTTTTCAAACCAGAGTTTAACTTCCACCGTTATGTGGCAGACAAACCCGGCGCTGTGAGGCGCCGGTTCTTGAAGGCCTATACCCAGATGCTCAATGGGGATACCAACATAACCCAAAACTCCAAAATTGCTGCCTTCGTCAAAAATGAACGATATTTTGAGGAGGGCAAATCGCCCAGAATGATAATGGGCAGAGATCCTCGCTTCAATATTGTGTATTGCAGATTCATAGCACGTTTAGAAGCAGCTTTCTTTGCCCTCCCCCAAGTGGCCAACGCATGTGATTATCAGGCATGCGGAGCAAAATTTGGGAAATTGTACGCTAGTTGCGCAAGCATGTTCGAAAATGACATGTCAAAATTCGAGGCCACCCAACGACCGCTGTTGTTGGCTATGGAATACCTCGTATATGATAAAGTTCTCCGAACTTGTGCTTGCGTTGATGAAATTGAAGACCTGCGCACAGTTTTCGCTGCCAAGTGCATGAAACCAGTTGTCACTGGCCAAGGAGTGAAAGCCACATTTATGTGGTGCCGTGGCTCAGGAGATATGGACACTTCACTTGGTAATGGCATAATCAATTACATTTCAACCATGTATTTTATGTGTCAAAATTTCTGCCCGCTTGGGGCAGGTTGTGATCTCGCTACGTGTCATTGCGGGACCTACGATCTTTTCGTTCTTAAAGGTGACGACTCCTACGGTTGCGCCCCTAAAACTAAGCTAATTAACACCTATGCTTGGTTCGGGCTTGACGCCAAGCTTATTTATAGGCATGACGCGCGCGAAGTAGAATTCTGCAGCGGCCATTTCATCAGGACCGCTGAAGGTAATTGGACTTATGTTCAAAAGTTGCGAAAGCTAATTACCTCTGTATCAACATGCATTAACCCTGACATCATAAAGAATGGGTGGACTGGACATTACCTGAAATCACTAGGGATGATGTACAAACGCCTGTACAACGGCGTGCCTATTTATGAGGATTTTGCAGATATGTTGTTAACAGTAAACACAAAACTGGGTTTGAACACCAACCTAGTCGAAGGTGTGTCGTATGGTGCCTGGGAGGCTTTTAAATTGGGTAGTGCCACAAAGGTAGACTCATGTCCGGAAACTCTCTTAGACATTGCGATTCACAATGACATGCCCTTCGCGCAGCTAGACGCATTAGCGTCGACTTTCCGAAGTACAAACATTGTACTCCCGCAACACCATTTGCGGAGGTGCAATACAAAAACTCGGACGGACAAATTTGATGTGAGCCTTGGTGAGACCATCTCCACCTGGGTAAATCGAATTGACTTGACGAAGCAATCACGAATGATTCGCAGACTAACTGTGAAAGCTACGCAGGACCCAGCTGGAGTTCTGCGGGATCTATGCCATTCAGATCCCGACTAGTCTATTTCGAACATGGAGGGTTAAATCCATGTAAATCACACAAAACAACAAAGCCTCGCACGCGTTGCGGCCAACCAGGC